TCAAGAGCTTCAGATGAATATTCAAACTGTTTACATTTTAATTTATAAATTGGATTATTATCTAATTGATGAAAGGGTTCATCATGGTCTACAAAACTAACTTCAAATATTTTACCTAGTATGGGATGATAAACTAAATCACCCTCGTATGGTCTATCTGTATTTGCTGCATCTGTTTCTGTAAGTAAATAAAAATCACTACCTGTTGTTACAGTTTCTAATACAGATGCATCTTCTGATTGGTCGATTGTACCAGATTCTAATAATATAGAACCACCTGTAGTATCCGTATCACTTTCTATTTGTATTTGTTTTGTTAAGTCTTGAAATCTTTCTTTGTGTACTACTAAGGTTAATTCGTTTCTGTTTTCTAATCCGAATTGTGTCATCAATTCTTTTTCACCTTCGTATCCACCTTCAGCATTTTCAACATACATTTCAATAGGAACTTGTGTAGTAAATTTACTAAGTGAATCTTCACCTAAAACATTATCAATAGCAACAGTTGTTCTGTCTATGTAATAAACATCATGACCAAAAATTTGTATAGCCTCTTTTACTAAATCACTATACAGATTTTTTTCTGATGTAATAGCCGTACTATTACTTGTATGAAAAGCCTTATTGACTGCCATAACCTTATCCTATCATGTAGTCTATAGGTGTTTCGAAAGATAATTGAATTTGTTCCTCTAGTCTTTGTATTTCTTCGATTGCTTGAGAATAAATTTGTTCACCATTCATTGTTACCCCACCTAAAGTTGCTACTCCGTTAAATTTAGAGAGGTTTGCTCCCCATTGTTTTTTAATTAATGCTGTTGCATATCTTTTTAAATAGATATCATCAAAGATATCTGTAAATGTTGCTGGGTCTATTTTACGATAACATTCTATAATTAAATGTTCATCTGCAGTCACTTCTTCCCAATTCATATCTAAGTATAATCTATTTTGATGTTGATTAAAACGAATTGGAACTTCACCAGTAAGTATGTGTGATAACATATCTAATTGTTGCATAGTCATTTCATAATGTATAATTGATGTTGATGAAAAATCATATAAGTCATTTAATCTTAATTGATAACGAATATCAAACATACTATTTGTTTGAGCCTCATCAAAATTAAATATTTGAACTACAGATACAACAGAGGATGGCATAGGTATAAAATTATTACCTTCTTTAAAACTACCAGTAATAGAACTATCTACTGTATCAGCAGATGTTGTTGTAGTGTTTGCACGAGCTCTTGTAATATCTGCTTCAGTAATTTGATATTTTAGATACATTTTTTCAACACCATCATAATGATATTGAGCAAAATATTGTAATGCCTCATCTACTCTATCATCCACTTGGTCATCTGATACATTGATATCAATCACTCCAAATCCTAGAGCTCTTTTACAATATGATGCGAATGTTGATTTACTTGTTGGTACTGCCATATTGATTATCCTATTTTACTAGTATTTATAATAATAATGAATAGTAAGAGAAAATAAGAATATTACGAAAAAACAAAGTCCTAGAGCATGTCATTTTGACTGTTTTAAGTATCAAGTGATATCATCATATCAAAAAGATATAAAACTTAAAATATTGGATGCTAGACACTCTTAGAGGTATATAAGAACATTTACTAGTATTTCAGTACTAAAACACTAGGATATTATGCATCCTCTAATGTTTTAATTCTTGCTTCTAATTCTTGTATTGTTTTGACTAATAGTGGAACAAGTTTTGCTTGGTCTATTTGTTGCATAACAGGTATACCACTCATACTTGCATGCCATGTAGTATTATTTGCATATATTCCATCTGCTTTATCTTTTGTCCATTCTGCTTCTGTCACACCCTCTGAATTCAAAGTTCCATCGGCATTTTTAACAACATTAGTTGCTGTTCTTGTAGCATCTTTATCTCCTGTTATAGCTTCAGGTACTATGCTTGATACTTCATGTGCTATAAAACCATCTACCAATGTATTGGTATCATCTGCTATAAAATTAAATCTACATGGTTTTAATTGTTTCACTCTTGCTGTTGCATCCCATGAGTAATCTACATTTTCTTTTAATCTATAATCAGATGTTGTATTATAAGCTGTACTTGATGCTGTTGTCGTAACACTACCACCACTAGAACCATCTTTATGATAAACAATTATAGCACCATCACTTGATAATCTATTAAGTGCTAGTGGCTCATTACCACTACATATCATTTCTACAGCACCTACTTTTCCGCCTGTATCATTAAATGTTACACCTGCAGTTCCAAAGTTATTAGATGTTTTGTTAAATAATATTTCACCTGTACTTACTAATCTCATTCTCTCTGTTGTACTATTAGCACCATCAGCAGTTGTTTGAAATACTAATCTTGTAGGTAAATCATTACCGCCTGGTGTACCATCAACAGCTGCAATTATAACAGCACCTTGTGAGGCAATATCTGTGCCATCAGCACCAGCAAATACAATTACTCCTAATTCATCACCACTTTGTACAACAGTATTAGAACCTAATGATGTTCCTCTTGATTTACCAAATCTTAATGTTGGTGCTGTTGTGGCATTTGCATTACAAGTTAAACTCATGGATGAATTTGCAAAAGTAGTGCCTTCTATTTGAACTATGTTTGCTCCATTTCCACCTACATCTCTATCACTACCACCACCTATCATTACTTTACTATCTGTGGCTACTGCAAGTTCCGAACTTGATAATACACTAAACTTATTTGCTGTAAATTGAAAGTCATCTGCTCCTGCAATCTTAATATCTATTTGGTCATCTGTGTCTGCAGTGATTGTTGTATCACCATCATCATCAAGTACAAATTCGTTTCCCTCTAAATCTCTTGTTGCAACAACATTTGCAACATTAAAAGTACCAAATGCATTTATTTGTAATGTGTCAGAAGCTTCAGCACCTACTCCTAAAACTACAGCTGTTCCATTGGTTGCTGTATAATCTGCAGGGGCCAGTCTTGAACCATTAAGATATACATCTATTTGACCAGCAGTATATGCTAGTGATACAGCATTAGTATCATTACCACTAAATGATGTTTGCCCAGCAGTTGCCGTATAGATAAATTCTGTTCTAGTTGCACCTTGTGCAAAATCTCTACTTCGTGTCATAATTTGTTATCCTATTGAATATATGTTTATTTATACAAACTATTATGATGGTTTTGTAGGCCATGTGACATTTTCAGCTTTTTCTACTGTATCCACACCACTAGTTATATCTCTAAGTGCTTGTCTGTATGTAGTCCATGCTGAAGACATTGTGACATCACTCAAAGCTAAATAATCAGTTTCAGATATTCTTCTATTTCTATCTGTTCTTAGAACATCCATTGCTCTTGAAAGAGCACCATTTGCCCAAGCAGTTTCTTCAGCATCTCTTGCTGTTTCTTCTGCATCTGTCATTTGACGCCTAACTCCATTTTCTAATATATATCTCGGCATTATTTTTCTCCTATTTTCCTATTCCATATAATGTAAATGTACCACTATCTATATTACCTGTGCTCATTTTAAATGAAATACCTGTTACTGCTGATGCAGTTTTAATTTGTCCTGCTGTAAGTGTATGTGCTCCACCTGGTGCATCATCTTTTGCAACAGTCCTACTATAAAAATGTTTATGAAATGTTGTACTCGATAGTCCATACATCCAAATATATCCATTACAACATGATTCAGCATTAGTTTCAATAGTATCTGCATATCCTATTGATTGATATGCTGTACCACTATTTTGGTCTTCACTTGCATCTGCATTATTATTACTTGCACTTCCAGCTTCTGTATTTGAACCATTAGTTTGAGCAGTACACAATGATAAATTAAAGTCTGACCCATTTGTTGTAAATTGACATGTTAAGATAGAGCCAGCAGATGGGTGAACATTATTATAAAATATTATGTAAGCATTGTAACTAGAATCTATACCAGAAGTAATATTAACAGCTGAATCAGATGATGCTGTATTTGTAGATATTTTAGCTAAAGAATCCCCACCAGAAAATCCAGAGCCCCAAGAAAAGTTTTTTGATATTGATTTATAAGTTGCCATTATGCTTCACTAAATCCATAAAGAGATACACTTCCAGCATCTATATTACCAGATGAAAAATCAATTCTAAATCTATCTACGGCTCCTGTTATTTGTATATTTGAACCACCATGCATGGCCTCCATTTCATTAGCTGTGACACTAACAAAATCATATATAAAACTTTTATATTGGTCAGTTTCTCCAGGCCCATGTAAATAAATATGACCAGAAGCCGAATCGGTTGCATTACCATTACCTACATTTACAGCAACAGTTTGTCCACCTGTTCCTTGTTCTAAATCATTAGAATCCTCTATTGCAACTGTAACACTACCATCGCCATAACTCATTCTTTGAAACCATTGACAACTAGTTTTACTATCTGTAAAGTCACCATCACCAGGGTGAAATCGTAATTCGGGTGCTGAATTTGCTGGATGCATATTACAACATACAATTAAATATGTTTCATATGTATCATCAAGAACAACATCACTAGTACCATGAATAAAATCTAAAGCTGCAACAGAACTAGAAACTGTTTGTGTTTTAATAAGTTTCCAAGCACCACCAAGACCTGTTGCACTAGTACTTGTAGTGAAATTAAATTTTATATCTTTATAATTTGCCATTATTTTGCTAGTCCAAACATAGTAATTCTACCACCATCTATTTTTGAACCTCCACTATACTTAAATCTTACACGAGTTATTGCTGTAGTTGTTTGAAAATAACCAGCACTTTCATAAACTTCTACATATTGAGTAGCACCAGCAGCTCCTGTTCCACTCATTTTAGCTAACCAATGTTTTTCAAATGTTGTTGAACTAGGATTAAACAAATATAAATATCCACCTATGGCACCTCTAGTTTGAAAATCACCAGGTGTACCAGAACCTTTTTGTGGTGGGCCAAATTTTATAAAACTAGTTGAATTTTCATTAGGGCCACCATGTCCACCAGGTCCTGCTGCACCATCATGACCGTGATACCAACTGAGCCTCATACCTGTATTTGTTATATTATAATTTGTATTAGTGCCTGTGTCCACTTGAAATTCAAGCTGTACTGTACCATGAGGAATCATTCCAGCTAATTCAAAGGCATAAACATCATAAGTATCATCAATACCAGTAGTAAAATCAAATGCATCACTACCATCATCATTATCATTTTGAGCTTGATGTATTGATGTTATTTTTATTAATCCACCTGCTCCTGAAGTATCTCCATAGTCTACATTATACTTAATGTCTTTATAATCCGCCATAGGTTACTCCTTATTTTTCTGTAAGTAACCAACCTTGAGTAGAATCAATATACACTAATCCAAATGCAGCTCTTTCTGTTCCTACTGTTAGGTCAGCTGATGCTCCTTGAATTTTATGTGAATTTCTCCCCACAGTTATTGCATTAGTATCTGCCGTTGCAGCATAATCTATAATCTGTATATAATCTCCAGCATCAGCACTAGATGGTAATGTCATAGTAATTGCACCACTTGTCGTATTAACTGCATAAGATTTTCCAGCTACCATTGTAGTATCTCCTGTTATAACTGCTGTTGCAAATTTAACAGATGCATTTTCTCTTGCTCTTGTCATATGATTAAGTCCTATTATTTCTTATATTTACATATTATTTATAAGAGTTTTTTCCCTTTAAACCAACTAGGTAAACCTAAATGTGGTCTATCATCATATTTATTATTCTTCCACTCTAAATTAGACATATCGTTATAATGTAAAAAGACTTGTACACATTGATTACCCTCAAATTTATTACGCCAATGAGGCAATTCACACCCAGAGTATATTAACATATCACTAGGATTTAATTTAACTTCTATGTCTTTTCCTTTAGTATCTGTTAACCAAATAGGCCATACATCTCCACCCAGACATAAAGTAGTAGATACTTCACAAGAATATCTATCAGTATGTTTTTTTAGTGATTCTCCTTTATTATAAATTCTAGCATAAGAATATGTCGGTGATAATTTAAGACCTGTTTCTTTATTCATCTTATCAGTTAATAGTGATAAGATAGTATCCATTGCTACATCTGAATAATGATTGTATGATTGTGGACATTGTTCATCACCTTGCCTACCCCAATCATCATTTAATCTAGATATATAGGTTGATTTTTTAAGTGTAAAATGTACTTGTTTTTTTAATACAAAATAATCATTTACAAAATTTGCAACATCTATTGGTATTGCATTTTTTATAATTTTATATTTGTTTTTTTTATAACTCATATACTACCCTCCCCATGTACAATATCTCTAGGAAGTGCAATTAAATTCCAATGTATAAATCTAAAACTTCCACCATTAGACATAACATACTCATGAGGTAAATAAGACGGGAACATATATATACTGCCAGGTTTTGGTTGATAGTTTATACACTTATTATAATAACTAAGACTATGTTGATTTTTTTCAGGTAGTGCTGTCATAGCCGCACCAGGTCTTGGGTCATGAAATAAAGGATAAGAACTATTATCATTTTCTAAAAAAAAGAAACCAGAGATATGACAATTTTCATGTATGTGTACTCTGTGATGTCCACCACCATCTTTAGCAAATTCTTGTACCCACATACTGTGTATACCTAAATCAAAATTTGACATATCAACACCCCATGTTTCAAGTAAATTAAAACCTGTGTTAGTAATATATTTGCCAAAGTCTAAAAATTCAGATTCGTTTTGTAATGCATTAGAATGAAAAACTCTACCAAAATCACTTCCACCATTTTTTTCTATACTTTCTTTTTGTGCTTCGTGTGATTCATCTAGGTATGGTTGACAATTTTTATTTAAATGTTCAACCCATTCTGGTTTTTTTGTAGCCCAAAAAGGTGTTGCAAAAAACTGTTCGTTTATTTCTTCATTATTGTTCATAATATTTTATCTCCATTCTGGTCCTAAATTCCATTGCACTAATGATAGTCTTCTTCCTTTTGTTACTGGTGAAACTCTATGATAAGTAAAACTAGGAAAAACACAAATTGAACCTTTAGGTAATATTTCTCTACATTTAATTATTTGAGGTTTACCATCTGGTTCATTTTGTGACCTAGTATCAAACTCTAATGTTCCACCTTCATATTCGTGTGGGTGTGAAAGTGAAACAGTTACAGATAATTTTCTAATTAAACCATTCTTATTTCTAGCCTCATAATATACACCTGATGAATCTGTATGCCATCCATAATACTGACCCTCATTATATATTGTAAATTGACAAGGCTCAGAATCAACAATATCAAAATTCCAACCAGCTAATTTATTAGCTCTGTGTATATAATATTCTAATTCTTTTTTAATCCAAACTTCATTTAACCATAATATATTAGAATTTCTTTTTTTATATAATTCTCTTACTTCTGATTCACTTCTAGGTACTACTGTTGAGTATCCACCTGTTAAAGCTTGAATAGGATTATCATCCATAGCTCTAGATACAATATCATCACAAAATTTTTCTGATAATGCACTTCTAAAATAATAATACCATTTCTTATAATACATATTTATCTACCTTGAAAAAAATTCATTTGCAATATATTCATCAGTACACCTATAATGAAACCAACCTGTTGCTATATATTTTTCATGTTTTCTTGTTCTTTGACCTTTATGTGTATGTGTAAAATCTGTAGGCCATATTAATGTTAATCCTTTTTTTGCTGGAGCAATAATCTTTTGATATTTAAATTCAGTGCCACCATCAGGTACATCATTTAAGTAAGTCATAAAAACTAAACATCTGTGACTTATTTTTCCAGGCCCATTTCTTTCATGATGCCAAACTTTATAACCACCCCCAGCTCTATAATATTGTATCTTCCAATTTTGTCTAACATGAAATGGTTCAAGTAAACCTACCTCTTTATATTTTTTTTGATATTCATTTAAAACTATTTGTAATGCACCCATATAATTTGTAAATGGTGGGCCCTCTGGAAAAGGACTACAGAGTAAATCTACAGAATCTTTTTGTGTTACATCAACATTTCCATTTGTTAGGACGCCTGGTTTTTTTTCATCAGAGGTCTTATGTTTTTCTATCAAAGCGTCACAAATTTTTGGGTCTATATAAGAACCATGTATAAAACTTTCTAATGGAAATAATTTATCTAATTCTTTACTCATTGAAATCTAGGTCCTATCATCCAATATGATAATGTAATTCTTTGACCTTTTGTTACAGGTCTAACTCTGTGTGGTATATGAGAAGTAAACATAAGTATATCACCTGAATTAAATTTTTGTTCTTCTATACCATTATCAAATAAGTCAAATTCACCACCCTCATATTTTTCTTCTGATAAATTTATTAGTATAGTATATTTTTGGTCAAAATTTTGATTCCAAACTGTGCCATCACTATGCCATGTATATTCATTACCTTTATTGTATATATTATAATGTAATAAATTATGTCTTGTTGGTTGATATATATTATATCCTAAAGTATCTATATTATTAATTTGACACATATCAAAAATTGGATTCATATAATACTCTATGTCACCATATTTTATATTAGTAACAGTAGATGTTTTAGTTGCACTTTTAGCTTTACCATAAAAATCAGATATTGTATTTTTTTTAATTTCTTGATTAAATTCTTTTACAACATTAGGTGATAATTGATTTTCAAATAATCTAATTAGTTTCATTTATCTTCACCTTCATATGATAAGTAGTCATTAAATTTATTAGTATATTTTATAGATGAATCACCTCTACCACAAAATCCAATCGGCATTAAATTAAATGCTATTGAATATCTAATGCCATTACTTCTGTTTGGCAATACTGTGTGTGGTGTTTGAGAGGGAAAAAATATAACAGAATCATTTGTAGGATACCAATCCCATGATGAACAATTCCAATCATTATATTCACTAGGTGTTAAACAAAATCCATTCATTTTATTTGCAAAGTCAGAAAATCTAATACCTGTATTTTTACTTTCTTCATTACCAAAATAAAAAACTCCACTCCACATACTATTATTATGATTATGCATACTACTACCTAAACCAGGCTTTGTGTATGTCATCCATGATGTAGTCATAACAAATTCAAAGTCTTCATATTTTAATACTTGATTTTTAAATGTATAAAAAGATTTAAGTATAGATTGTCCTAACCAATGTAACTTTTTATTTTCTAATATTACATGTAAACTTTCTGACCTAACATTATCTACATCATCTTGTTTTTGCCATTTTATATTTTGGGCAACATGAATTAAATCATTTCTTTGTTGATTAGAAACTTCAAATTTATCTGGGTATAATATTGTAGAAAATATGGGAATTATATTACCCACTCTAATATCCGACATAATTTAATTCACTTGTTAATTATATAATACTATTTATAATAAATATTTTTAGGTAATTTCATCCCAAGCACTAGTAGAGGGATTCCAATACCACTCTGTTTGTGGGGCATGAAAAGAACCATCTTTAAAACCTCTCCATTTACCAGCTGCCTCATCCCATGAAACTACCTTTAGTTTTGTAATACTATCTTCTGTATATTCTCTTTGAGAATTAGTTGGATGTGTGACAGGTGGTGTCCATTCTAAAGTATCAGCATTTAATGTCCAAGAATCACAGGATTCCCCATGACAATCTATAGGTCTTTTTGGATAAAATTTTTCTTTTGTTGGTGACCAATTCCAGCCAGCACCAGGAAATTCACCTCTTTGGTTTTTATTGTAAGAACATTGTATCCAAGCATGTCCACCAAATTTAGTCTTTACCCATGCCTCTACTGCTGTAGAATACTCTCCACCATTAGCAGCAACATCTTCGTTACTTACTACAATACATTTTTGTACTATATTACTACTATTAATTTCTGCAAAATGTGCCATTATCTATTTCCACCTTGAAGCAGCTTTAGCATTAAACTGTGCCTGCATAGAATATACACCATCACCAACTGTTCCAGCTGCAACACCTGGTTCTACAACTATAACACGACCAGAGCCTCCTGTACCAGCAACACCTGGGCCATTGTCATAACCTGCGTTATCACCACCGCCTCCGCCACCTGTATTGGCAGTACCATTTGCGGGTGCAAAGAATATGCCTCCACTAGAAAGAGCTCTTTTTACTCCACCTTGGCCTCCACCACCTATTCCACCAGCTGCATATTGTTCTACCGCTGAATAAGGCCCATTCTGAACTTGACCTACAGGCCCCGCTGAACAGTTTGCACAAGCATTGTCGCCATCTCCGAATTGAGCTAAGGCTCCTCCGCCGCCTCCACCGAGAACACCACAGTCACCTATACATTTAGGAACACCATAAGGTTGTAAATTTTTACCAGTTCCACCATGACCACCAAAAGCATTTGAAGTTCCACCAGCTTGACCAGCTCCACCACCGCCGCCAGCTTGTTGAAAACCTGAACCAGCACCGCCGTTAAAACCTTGACCGACAGTACCAAATACGGATTGTGTAATGCCTGGTGGGTTAGGAGCAGCAGTTTCATTTCCACCACCACCGCCGTTTCCACGATTACCACCACCGCCTCCACCGCCGTTAGCAGTT